GGGTAGTCCAACACGTCCCTGATGTCCCCTTGGTAGTGCCACCCCGGCTTCTCAGTGGGAAGGAAGTCACACGACATGGCTTTATGGCCCATTTCGACAAAGGCGTCCCTTGTGAGCCCTGTAAACTCACAAGCAACAAGCACCTTCATTGTGAATGCTCCCATGCCTATAACCTCCACACCCGGATTATGGCGGGCGCTGCGAGGGTCTCTACGGCTGTTACGACCTGTTCTTCTACTTTCTCCGACAATACTCCGCTAGTGTTGAACGATATCCCGGCCAAATCAAGGGCACAGTGGATGACTTCGTGGACTAGGGTAGCTCTGAGGAGCTGACGGTCCCTGAGGATGCTTTCGTGGATGTTGATACACCGGAGTTCTGGGTCGAACTCAGCAAGTCTACCGGGCATCTCTTGTTTCACATGAACGGGAATCCTTTGACCCGCCACATTGATGAACTCGGGGGGTTCAATGGGGTTCATGTCGTTATACCCAAGTAGTTGCTCTGGCTTTTTTACCCATATAGGAGTCCTCAAACTTGCGTAATTCGGCGTCTATCTGGTCAACTTTACGTTCCTTCATGCGGTTATCGGCATCTTGGGCCATTTGTTCAGTCCAATAGGCAACCGCCATGCTTAGTGCGTCTAGTCTGTCGTCGTGTGTGATGGCTCCGCGCTGGTTGGTCAGCCGGGACATCTGGTAAATCATCTGATATTTCAGTTGGGACTCCAGCGGATACGTCTGTGCGCTTTCATAGTCATGTTGTATGACTTTCGGGTCAACTACGAGCCTGTGCTGGTTCATGACGGGCTCTAGGGTGTCGATGATTCTTCTTTCTTTTTGGATGTTGTGTCTGACCTCCTCGACGGTGCACGGGTGAATCTTGGTCAGGATGGGCTTGAACAGCTCGACGAACATCCCGTCTCCGAAGTTGCTCTCGACCACGATGGCGTTGACCTTCTGCTTCTGGGCCTTGACGGCCAGAGCCTTGAGGACTTCATCGCTGTAGCCCCCTTGGATTCCCCCGGCATCGACCACATACAGATACCCATTGAGCATCTTGACGATGGCGTATCCGGTTTCGTCCTTGCCCCGTCCTGAGGGGTCAATGGACATCACGGAGCCCGTGTAGGGGACGTAGGACCCTAGGGTTTCCATGGGGCGGTAGAATCTGTCCCCTGAGAGCGCCACGTTGGGCACAGAGGAGTCCCACTCCAGTTTAGGGTCCCGTGCCCACACAAGCTTCTCCGGGGCCACTGAGGGGTCCACAGACATCACTATGAGGTCGCTGGTCTTCAAGGGGAACCTGTCAACGTCGCTCAGCCGGGTATCCAGCATGAACTGCATGGCGAACCCGGTGCGTCCGTAGGACGCCTCGCGCTCCGCTAGGTCGATGTCAGAGAACCTCAAGGGCTCTGTGGACTCTCCTTCGCGGGTGTCGTCCACACAAATACTACTCACACAACCATCGTAGCTCAGCTCATTCACCTTAGCGGTGATGTGTTGAGAGGGCCAGATGCGCTTTATGTAGCCTCTCTCGGCCAGCTTGTTGTAGATGGTGTCCTCGCTCTGGGGTGTCCCTAGGAACAACACCTTTGAATCATCATCAGGCTTGAGGATTGCGTCGAACTCCTTGACCTGTTCGCCAAGCTTGTCGCGCATCCCTTGGGTGGCGCTATTGCTGACCACCTCAACGTCATCTGCCACAATGATGTCCGCTCGGGACCCCGTCAGTTGCGACGTGATTCCCAAGGATTTGACGGAGGGGGCATGGGAGGCTGGCGCAGGTCCGACATCAAAGGAGATTTTGCTGTATCGCTGTTTGTCGTTGGGTCGGAGATGAGCGAGAAGAGGGAGTTCATGGATGAGTCTAAGTGTAAAAGTGCTGAAATCGTCTGCTCTTGTTTTTGAAGCAGAGACAACAAGTATGTTTTTACTTGGGTCGAGCAAGAGCTGGTGGACAACGTATGCAGAGCAAATCCAACTTTTACCGACTCCCCTAAAGCCTTCGATAATAACTCTTCTGTCTCTTCCTTGCATGTAGTTAGCGATTTCATATTGTATTTTGGTTGGGTCCGGTAGGTTTAGTTCCTTCCAGACGATGTAAAGAAAGTTGCGGAAGTCCTTGAGCTTTTCGGGAACGTCCATGGTCTATTTGTTGCGTCCCCGGTTCTTCTTCTTGCTCTGGATTCTGAGGTTAGAACGCCTGTTGTTTCTTGGGTTGCGGTCCTTGTGGTCTACCTCCTTGCCGTCGCCTTTACTCACCAGTCCCGCTTTCTTCATTTTTCTTCTAGCACCGTTTCTAAAAGTCCTGTCCTTTATTTGTTCAGGCTTTCCGTGGTAGCCGTCGTATTACTTTCGGTAGTTCCTAGCCATGAGCTGCTTCGTCGAAGGGTAAGATTTTAACAAGGCTCTCCATCGGGTTGTCCTTGGAGAGTCCTGCGTGGATTCCATTGTCCTTAAGGAGCTGCCGTGCGGCGTTAAGGTCGCTTGGAGCTGCCTCACCTGACTCGATGCGCGAGATGAACTCGGTTATGAGCAGGGTCTGGAGTTCCTTTAGTTGGTCCTCTTGGTTGGTTACTTTTTTCTCCATTCGTTGTAGGTCTTAAGGATTAAATAACAAAGAGTAGTCACACCCACCGCAATACCGACAACCATGTTGATGTCGGCTAGAGTGAACGAGCCCAGCATCCCAATGATGCCAATAGCTGCGGGGAGATGAGTAGAGTCCATGGTTACCCAATGGCTTTGATGCCGATTAGTGGGCAACAGAAATTACCTGTGCCTTCGGCTGTTCCGGTATCAGCAGCGTCCATATAAGTTGAATGCAAGGCACCGGGGCTGTAGGAGCCACTGTGTCCTCTTACCTGCACTTTAATAGTTTTGTCACTTGTCCAAGTATTTACTCTGCCTGTAGCGGCGGCGGCAACTCCTCCGATTGGGAAAGCCCATTCAATTACAACCCTTCCCGCATCATTTGCCGAGCTAACCCTAGTCTGTTTCGCTGCGGTAACTTCGGCTGAATCCAACCAAAGGCGAAAGTATGAAAAGACTTCCTCATTAGCGTCTGCCGCTAAGTGACTAACAAACTTATACACTACAGTTTTAGTCCCTGAGGGAGGCGTGTAAGTAATAGAAGACCCACTAACATCTGTAAATGCGGTGTTGTCAAAGTCAAACTCTGCCGCCACAGTTGCGATGGTCACCGCACCAGCTCCGCTAGTCCAGTCATTGCCGTCGCAAGGCTGATACATTTCTTCAAGAACCTTGTTTACTTGTGTAGTTGCTCCTGTGCCTCCCTTGGCTACTGGGAGAACTCCGTTCACGTTGGCTGCTAAATTGCAATAAGTCGCGTTGGCTGACCCCGTGCCCCCGTTCGCTGTTGGTAGAGTTCCTGACATGGAGGAGCCAAGGGTTAGTGCGCCCTTTAGGGCCGTCACCATATCTCCAGTAGTCACAGTAGCTGTCGGAATAGTCAGCGTCTTACCGCTTAGGTCCAAGGTGCTCGCCAGCTTTGAGGCTATAATGGCCCCGTCAGTTATAGTTTCTGACGTTTGCATCGTAACGCCGCCGCTACCGGGTGCGTCTTCTGCTGCCTCCTGTGCCGCGAATAGCCCTTGCCTGTATGCGGTGTCCAAGTCCGCTTCGCTAAGCCTAGAGCCGTTCTGGAAGTCCACCAAGGCTTCTAGCGATGAAGACCTGAAGATTCTAAGGACATCCGTAGCTACAGAGCTTGCTGCGCCGGCGGGGGTGCCGGTAAGCGTGACCTTTTTGGTCGTCGTATTTACTCCGTCAGCCGCAATAGTAAGCGAAGTCCAAGTAGTCCCTGCTGCTGCTCGCACCTGAACCTTGATGTCGCCTGTGTTTAGATACTCAAAGCCAAAGGGACCAAACACGGTCCCTAGGTGTCCGTTTTCTCCTGTGCCTGAGCCCAGCGTTATTTCTGTATAAGATAGAGCCATTTGTTTAGTGGGTAAGTTGTTTTATCTGTAGGGGTTCATGCTGAGCATTCTCAAGTAGTCTTCTTTAAGGTCAGGGAATTCATCCAGAATGCGCCACTTGGCGTTCTCTCTGAATGAACTAATAACCTTTGAAATAGCTTTATTTCTTGGGTGCTCTGGCCCTAGGTTGTTGTCTGTAATGTCGGCTAGGTCTTGGTAGCTTCCCGATTCAATCAAGAGCCTTAGAGATTGCCTTAGAGTTCTTTTATCGAATGTCCCCTCTCCTGAGGAGG